ATGCACCTAAAATAAACCCATCGTCAGGACAAAAACCTTAGTTGGTCAGCAAGAATGCCATCGGGACATTCTTACGAGTCAACTGTCGTCGCCAGTTATTGGCGGCTTGCAAGTCGGCAATGATCTGTTGTCCAGAGTTGCCGGTTGCCGTACCGTTCAAGTTAGTATGACCGAACGGATGAATGACCCAAGTTTTGCGAGTCCAAATTTGCTCCTCACCACCACCGTGACCGGCAGTAGCTTCGCGAACAACTTCGGTCGGAGTCGGAGGAGTCGCCTGACCAAAACCGATTGCGCCTTGACCAAACAGAACGGTCAGGTACTTGTTGCCCGAAGTCGTACCGGGAATGACCGGAAGCGAATCGTCAATAATGACTCGCTTGCCCATAAAAGTCGGGATCAGCAAAGTGCCTTGGGAATCGCGAATGTAGTCAATGTCATCGAGGTCCACCATCTGCTTGTAGATGAAAGAGTGAACGGCCAATGCTGACAGCGAATCGACCGCATCGCCCATCGTGAACATCGTATTGACGAAAGCGGCGCGGGACCAGCGAGTAGAAGCACTCTGAGCGCCGGTGGATTCAGCAGCGATGCTGACCACCATGTCGCCAGCAGTACCGGGAGCGCCAGCGGCAAAGTTACCGGCGACATTGGCAGCAAAAACGCCGCGAGCGGTCGCGATAACCCGACGCTGCCATTGGCGAAGCCAATAAGCCTCGATTCGCTCGCGAATGCGAGTCATCGGATCGGTCGTAGCCAGTTCGGTCGCCAGATCCATCGAGGACCAACCTTGGTTGAGATAGTTCTTTCGGCAAATTTGTTCATCCTGAACAATCTTGCGAGGGGAAGCGAGGGTCGCTTGATCCGAACTGGTATTGGCTTCGTCCGACATGGTAATGTCGCGCCAGAACGGAAGTTCGCCGGTTCGGCCAGCCGCAGCGGCCACTTCGTTGAACAGGCTGGTTTGAACCACGGCACCTGATTCAACAAAAGCGGTCTTTTCAGGAGTGTTTTCGTTCGGAAGATCATTATAGACAATAACGTCCATAATGTCGGCAAGTTGCACAGTAGGCATTAGTTAAATCCTTATTTCTTGAGGGTATCGCGCTTTAGACGCTCGTATTCCTGGGGATCATTTCTGCGGATCTGAGACAATTCAGTTGCAGAAAACTCAGTAAATTTCTTTCCTTGCGTCGAAACTTTCGCGCCACCGACACTACCGTGACCACTGGCACCGGTCGCTTTGCTGCCGACGATTATAGCACCGAAGGCCGGATTTGCAACAAATTCCTTTTGCAAGTCATCAAGCGAATTAGCAGACAATTCGCCCGTTTGATCGAGGACTCGAATCATTGGAAGATCATCACTCATATCAGGTTTGAGACGAGCCTTGACATGAGGGAGCAGCAAAGTTGCAGCGTTAGCATCGACACCAATTTTTGCTGCAATTTGATTTGCCACCCGATCCAGTTCAGCTTTGGCAACGGCTTCGCGATAGCGATTCAATTGCTCGGATTGCTGCTTTTGCATGTCAGCAATCTTTGATTCGAAAGATTTCTGAATCGAGCTAATATCTCCCGACTTTCGCATCTTTTCCATTTCAGCCTCCTCTTGAGCTTTGCGGAGAGCATCTTGCTGACCTTTAATGTCCTCCTGAAGTTTCTTCAGGCTGGCTTCTGCCTCTTGCCGCAATCGCTTTTCATGCTCCTTGGCATTAAGCAAAGCGGCTGGGTCTTTTTCGATGACAAAGCCTTCAATATCAAGTCGGTAATCGTCACCGTCCTTAACGTAAACGCTTTTCACACTTGCGTCCAAGGTTTCGAAATCGGTTGAGGAAATTTTTGCTTTCAGAGGCATAGGTACTACCTTTCGTGGTTACTAACCAGTTAAACAACAGAGGAATCAGCGACTTGATTATTATCGTTAGATTCTGGTTCATCAAGCCGAACTGCATTTTTCATTTCAAGGTCGTTGGTGATTGCCGTTCGAGCCTCGTCGTCATTGAGAGTTGCAATACCTGAGCGGCGCAAGTTTTGACGGAGTTCGGTAAAGGCAATCGCTGAACCGTTGTAGCATTCCAGCAACCAACGGATTTCTTCAGCGGTCAGAGCAGTCAGGTCAAAGTTCTTGTTGAGAGCAAAACTGATCTCTCCCGTATTGCCCACAAAGGATTGGCAGTTTCGCAGACTGGCAATGATTGCCAATTCCACGTTATCTGCGATATTGTTCAGCACAGAACTTTCCGAGGCATTTTGAATCTCGGCTTCGGTTGCAGTCTGCTGAACTTTTCGCTGTTCAACTAACTTAGCCCCCAAAGCAACCATCTGCTTTTCTTTATGGCTCAAGGCTTCATAAGCCAGCGTATTCGGAGCTACCTGAAGGAGCTTTGCATCTGCATTTGGTGGGAGTGGCACAGAGCCTCTTGCCCCGAGGTAAATCGTCCCGCCAAGAATCTCAGTCACCCAGCTTTCGGTCAATCCAATAAAGACCGGAGTTGGCTGACCAAGCATGAAAATAGATTCTTCGTAATCAGCCGAGTTCCGGTAATGAGCGATGTTCAAAGTCGCAATGTCGTAAATCGGAGGCGAGTCAACTTTCGCGTCATTATTTTCCGCACCAACAAATTCAAACGGGATCTCAGTTAGCGCGTTCCCGTCAACATCACGAACAAAGAATTCTTCGAAAGCCGTGTTTTCTTTGTCAGCAACATTGTAAAGTCGGATTCGGCAAACCCCTTGGTCAAGATCGATAACTCGATATTGCTCGTAGATTTCAATTTTGAAAGTATCAGCCAACCGCTGTTCGAAGTATTCCCGCAAGATAATCATCGTCAGCTTTTCCTTGCCGTCGATGATTTTTACTTCCCAGTTCACAATGTCCCAAGGGGCAAAGAAGCGAATAGTTGGCTGAATGGCACCGCTGCGAATGTCAGCAACGCTTACGGTCGCGCTGACTTGGGGGTAATCAGAGAGCAGACCGCAGCGACCGTAAGCGAGCGTGTGATAGCAGCAAGTCTTGGCAAGTTGCGAGAGGGTCAGTCCCTTGCCGTCTGCATTGGTCATCAAAGCCTGAAGATTTTCAGGCAAGTCCATCACCGGGGACCGCAGAAAAATATGCCCGACGAGCCCTTGAACTGTTCGATTGGTGACATTGTAAAACATTGCCCGTTGAAGATAAGTCTGATAGCGGTCAAGATTATCCTCACTTTTGTCGCTGGGATTGGGCATCGGCAAGTATTTGGTGGTCTTGCGCTTGACAGCGTATTCGCCAGCGAGAACGTCCCGAATCAGTTCGTACTTGGGAAGAAAATAGCTTAATTCTTCCCGAGGCTCGCTGACCAAAGTGTTAGCGGAGTAGACCGAAATCGTGTCAGCGTAGGATAAAGACATGATTGTTACCTTGCGAATTGCACTTTGATTTTTTCAGCAAAACGATTGTTGGCTTTCAGCACTCGATAACGAACAGCATCATAAAGATGGTCCTCGCTATCGGTATCAACGTCGTCGGGATTTTTCGAGTCTCTTGGCAAAGCCGGTAGCGTTTCAACACAAGCCTTGCAATTTCGCATGAAATAGATTCCCGGCTTTTCCTTAACCTTGGAGGCTTGAAGCCGGTCTCGAAAAAGTTGCAGACCGTTAATTCTTGACCCAGGTGACTTGTCGCACTCGGTCCAGCGAATTCCTTGGTCTGCCATTAACTTCTCAATCGTGTCTACTTCGCTTTCCCGAACGTCGCGAATCGAATTGTCAGCCGGTCCCGGCATCGGAGTTCGGCCAATCCATTGCTCAGATTTCAAAGCGGCTTCGATTCGCAGAATCTCCCTCGCCGTATCCTTTGCCGACATTCGATTTCCGCGATTTGTCCCGACAGCTTCAGTCCCGTAAAGTTCCTGAATGGCGATCAGACTACCTCGAACCGGATTGAATTTAGAACCGTTTGGTAAAGTGACTTCTTCGCCATTCGCTTCAGCCCACCAGACGCAAGCGTGAGGCTGGCTAGAACCCCAGTCAAAAGACCGATCAATTATCCAATTTGAAGGAATTTTGAAGCGGTCAATGACATGGACATTACTGTACCACAGATCGTCAATTGCTCCACCTGAATTTACAGCCCAATCGCCCTTGATCCAAGCTGCGTAAAGGTTGGGATTGTTTTCGCACAATTCCATCAAACCGGCTCGATAAACCGAATCGAGATAAGGGTTCTCAAAGAAGTTGCCAAAAATAGCAACTTGAGTACGAATGACTTCAATATCTTTATTGTGCAGCTTATCGTGAATCGTAATCTTTCGCTCTACGATTTGACCGGCAGGCGCGGGGTCAATGAATCTTCTTTTAACCCAGTTGTGACCGGGACCGTTGGGATTGGTCGTGGAGAATACTTCCAGCGGAATTGGGGGAAGCGGATTACCGTCAGCAGTCAGATAGCGAACCTTGCCAGAAACGAGAGTTTTCGGCGTACTTTGCTGCGAGATAAATGAGCTTCGATTGACCGACATGAATTTGTCATAGAGATCAGCAGTCGGTTGCTTGGTTAATTCGTTCCAGCCAATGAACGGGTATTCGTGACCGTGAAACGAATCGTAATCGTCGATGGTTTTAACGTGCCGCAG